AGCGAGTCGATGACTTTCTTGAATGCGTTTGCCATGGTCTCGGGCTCCTCAGGTGATGCGTGCGCGGACGCACTGCGCCCAGGCCGTACGGTTCTGGTCGAACACTGGCATCTGCGCCGGGTACCCGCCGACATTGACCAGGTTAGTGAGGGCCGCGAGCGTGGTGACGTTGGTGACCGTGGACACCGTGGTGACCGTGGACACCGTCGTCACCGTGCCGCTTTCCACCACCACCGTGCCGCGCTGCCGCTGCAGCGATTTGTCGTAGCCGAGCGGCGCGATGAGCATCTGCAGGATGCGGCGCAGGACGCAGGCGAGGCCCTCGTCGCGCGTGGGCAGGGGGTTGGCGTCGGACACATCGACGGCGGTGCCATCCGGGCCAAAAGTCGGCTTGATGCGCTGGTACTTCACCCCCCCAATATCATCGCTGGCAATGACGTCTCCGCCAGTCCCTGCATTCAGTGTCGTGTTATCGGCCATTTCTTAACCTCAAGGTAGATCGATGGTGTACCGCGGCGTCGCCGTGGTCGCTGTGATGCCGGTCGCTGTGACGTTGGAGATGGTCACGCCGGCCGGGGGCGCGGCCCTTGGTACGTAGAAGACTTCGTCGTCAAACAGCAGCCACGGGTTGTTGACAAGTTCCACCGCATACGCATCCGCGACGCAGCGGTTGCTACACGCCGCCAGCGACAGCCCGACGCTGCCGCCAGTGGTCGACAGGTCAATTGTTCCGGTCCCGGCCGCGATGCCCGCCGCCTGCGAGTGAAACTGCACCAGCCCGTCCGGGCTCTTGATCCACAGTTTCGACGTAGTGCCGTCAGCCGTGCACACGAGAAACCACGGGCGCGGATCAAATCCGGCGACGTTCGTCGCGATGAACGCAGCACCTGCCACCGCCGTGTGCGTGACGTTGATCGTTACGCCGCCGGTGGTCGTCGTGAGTTCAATCCGAAACGCGCCGCCCGTCGTGCGCAGTATCGAGCGCGTCGAGGTGCTGGCCTGGTGCGGATGGAACACTGCCACGGCCGTGAACTGCGTCGTGGGCAGTGCCGCGTTGTACGACTGTATGGCCGTCGCCGACTGGAAATTGACCCATCGCCCCACGGGACCAACATCGACCACCCCGGTCAGCGCGACTCGCTGATTGTTTCGGAGGTTGGCGGTTGGATCGGTCGCACTCCAGACAAACTCCCACGGCCATGCCTGACTAATCCCCGCCGCTTCTTGCGGCTGGTACAGGCGCGGCAGTAGTTGAAGGCGTGCGCCCATCGTCAGTACGTAAACGTCGTGGCGTGCGCCTCGACCGTCACGGCCTGCGAAGTGTTGCCGCCCATCTCAACCTCGAGGTAGGCAACCTCTGGACCGAAGCGCCAGCTATATCGAGTCGACGCATTGGCAACCAAAGTGCCGCCGAACTCGCAAATCTGCTTCCAATCGTTGTCGCCCGTGCCTTCCGCCGCCGTGGCCGGCATGCTTGTCTGCTTGTGCGCCACCAGAATGCGGCCGAGACACTGGGCCGTAGGGCCGGTGCCGCCGTTGGTGATTCGCATCGTGACAATGCCACCGTCGACCGCGGTGCAGTCGAGGCGCTGCCGGATGTGATTGGAAGCGCCCGCCGCGAGCGACTGTGACGTAAGTAAAGCCGTGCCGGTCTGCGACTTAGCCATGTTACTGAGTCCAAATAGTGCCGTCGTCCCGGAATATCAGGCGCGTGGCGTCGGTGATGCCGACCTCTTCCTCGAAGGTTGCATCGAGAGCAGACACGGTGCCGGTAGTCCTCGTCGCGCCACCGATCGCGACCTGAGCGTTCGTGGCTAGGACGGTTCCGGCGAGAAGCACTGCTTCGGCGTTGCTGCCTGCAGTGGCCGCTCCCCATACATCCACGACCCACGACCGCACGCGCCCTCGCCCGAAGTCCCTCGGGTTGTGCAGGAACAGGTTCCACGAGTCACGCTTGCCCTGGGTCAGCGAGTCATAGGTCGTGTAGTTCGGCGCCTCCTCGATCTCGAGCACCGGGGCGGCGGACAACCAGCGGCGCGTGCTGGTCAGTGAGTTGCACCAGGCGAGCAGCCCCGTGGTGTCGCCGGCCTGCAGCAACGCGGCGGCGGTGGGGTTGGCGAAGATGGCGGCGCGCAGGGCGACGATCTTGGCGTTGGTCAGGGCCATGGGTTAGGCGCTCCGGGCCTGTCGGGGCAGTACCGCTTGATACGCGCCCACCGGGCAGTAGCCGGGGCGCATGCGGCCGTTGCGGAGGGTCACGCCTTGGATGTACGTGCCGGACAGCGCCAGCGCGTTGGCGGCGGAAAGGTTTGCGAGATTGGCCGTCGCAGGAATGCGTAGCGATCCGTCGCCGTCGATCAGATTTGCCACTGAGTATTGAGACCCACTAGAACCCGCCGACATTGTTTGCCCGGTGCCGTTGAACACCACGTTGGCATTATCTGACAGGACGTTTGTAGAGTCCGCCCATTGGCCTGCGTCTTGGCCACCGATCAACGACCAACTGCCAGCCAACACACTGCCACTTGAACTTAGCGTCCGCATTACCTCAACATCGACGTTGAAGTCGGAGTTTCGTCGAGTGATGCGTGCGTATCCAGTGCCGATGACGATCGCGTGATTGATGTTATGCGTTGCAAAGTCGGCCGCACTCGATGTGATCGAGAAACGGCCAGTCGTCGCGGCAACAGTGAGGTTGCCGGTCGTTGTCCGGCTGACAGTGTTGACGCTCAACAGCGCGTTACTTGACGCCCTATGGATGATTGTGTTGCGGACTGTGTTGTTGTGGGATGTGTGCTGCCAGCCCATCACCACCCCATAGGTGTTGCCGATGCACGTATTGTTTCGGAAGACGTTGTCCTGACACCATGACCAGATGACAATGCCCGCGCCGTCGTTGATCGAAACATTGCCTTGAATCACGCAGTTCCGAACACCGCCAACCAGCATGATTCCGGCGCTCGGCCCGTTTCCCCCCGCCACAGATGCCGCATTAGGCACAAAGTCGCGATGATTCATAGTGACGTTTCCAGTCACAACACAATTTGCGCACGCTACTTCCTGAAGATTCTGCGCGGCGATATCCAGATAAACGCCGATCCCGTCATACGGCAGAAGAGTGCGATTGGCCGAGCAGAAGTTGAACGCGCATTCCGTGTTCGTCGCGCCTCCCAGTTGCAACCCACCAGTGCCTGTGATGCCCGCCCAATTGTTGCGGTTTACGGTGTTGTAGTTGACGATGTTTCGGCCATTTCGGGCCAATACGGAAATGCCCGCCGATCCGTTGTCTTCAACAAGATTGCCTACGACGACGACATTCGTCGGCGCCTTTGCCTCATCAAGCGTTGCCATACCAGATGCGACATAAACACCAATCTCAGCGTTTCTGCTGACCGTGTTGTTTTCAATTCGCAGCCCGTTCAACGGGCTGCTAGAGTTCCCCTGAGCGGCTTTCGCTTGGATGCCAAACCCGGCACAGTTCGAGACGTTGCAGTTCAGAATGCGAACATTTGTCACCGCCAACCCGTTCTGAGCCTCCACAAAAATCCCGCTGCGCTCATTCACCGACGCAGTGTTGCGCACCGTGACGTTGTTGATCTCAACATCGGAAATGATGTTGTTGTTGGAAATGATGTTGATGCCGCATCGACGGCCCGTTACGCTGTTGTTGCGCACTCGCAAGCGAGAAATGCCAGTGGTTTGCAAGCCATAGTTGCCCGTCGATACTAGATCGATGCCGTTGATCTCGATGTTTGTTGTGTTTGTTCCACCCGAGAACAACGCCAGTGCTGAACTGGCCCCTCCATTTATAACCGGGTTAGGGCCGTTGCCGTACCTGCCAAACAAGACATTTTGGCGTTGAAACGGGGCGAAACTGACGTTGGCGGTTGTGCCTGCGCGCTGCAAATATTCGTTGTTGTCCACAAGGCTCGGCCAGACGTTGAAAGGGTCAGCCTCGCTGCCTACTCCGTTCGTCGCGCGTGTTGGATCGATGTAAAAAGTAGCCATCGCCGTTACTCCGCCACGACCGCGTGCCACCGGATGTTCGCCATCGTCCCGGTGCACGTCAGGCGCAGCCGCCAGCCGCCGTTCTTCGACTCGAGCACGCCACCAAGCGGCGGCACCCAGAGCCCGTACGCGTTGTTCGCCACCTGCAGGGCGGCGAGCGAGTAGGCCGTCACCTGCGTCGCGCCATCCCAAAGCGTCGCCGCGGTGATCGACTGCGTGGAGTTGTCGTTGAACACGGCGATGCCGTAGAGCTTGTTTCCCGCCGCCCCCGGGCTGCCGAGGTTGATGTCGGCGCCTGACGTGACTGCGTTGCCGTTGACGTACGACCCTGGCCCGCTGGTCTCCAGCAGATCCAGCGGCTGATTCTCGCCCGAGAGCTTAACCAGCAACTGCTCGAGGATGGTCCTGACGCGCCCGAGATTGTCGAGCGCCATCTGATCTGCACCGCGCATAGCCGTGGCTCCTGTTCGTTTTCCGTGACGCTCACGAAGAGCGCCATGGAAAACGGCCCGCCTCGGCGGGCCGTTCGTGGACTTGCTGGACGATCAGTTGAGCTTGGCCAGCACCGAGGCCAGGTCTTGCGTCGACGCGCGGCCGGCCTTGAGCACGCCTTGCACCAGCGCCGCCGCGGGGCCGCCGGTCGCACCGCCGGTGATGGCGCCGAACCGGATGTACCGCGCACCCTCGGAGACGCTGTTCAGCTCCTCGGCGCGCACGCTGATGATGGCCTGCGCGTTGTCGTTGGCCGATGCGCTGGCGGCCAGCTGCGTGATGGCCTTCAGTTGCACCAGGTTGTTGCCCGCGCTGTCGCAGGTGTGCACGCGGAAGTCGATGGTTTCCGAGGCCATGTTGCCGAGCAGCAAGGTGCACATCACCTGCTCGTAGTTGGCCATGTCGATCACATCGCTCAGCAGTTGCGTGTTGGCGAGCGTGCCGGGGTCGATGGTGCCGATGGTGACCAGCACCTCGGGGAGTCGTGCAGGAATCATGGGGTAGCTCCTAGAGCCCGACGCCCGCAGGCGCCGGGAGGTTCATGGGGTCAGGGGTTGCTCGATCAGCGGGTCTCGAGGACGACCACGGACGACAGCGTGTTGCTGCCGTTCGCGCGCGCGATCGGCGCGGACAGCCACGGGCGACCGTCGATCCGCATCGTGAACTTGAAGGCCACGAGGTCCTGGTCGAACCAGAGGTGAATCGACGACTCGGACCGCACGCCGCCGCTCTTGGTGATCGTGAGGTACGCGCCCAGATCGGCGAAGATGATGTCGCCCACGGTGCCCACGCTCGAGCACGCCTCGGTCGGGATCAGCGGGCGACCCATCAGCGATGCGTACGGCGAACCCGACAGCCCGCCCGGCGGCAGGTACGCGGCCACGCCGGCGGCGATGCCGGCGGTGCCGGCGGCGTCGCGGAACGTGAGGTTCAGGTTCATGAGCTGGGGCTCGATGTCCTGGTTGTACAGCCACACGGCGCGCGCGCGGTGCGCGGCGTGCATGCGGCTGTACATCTTCAGGATGTTCTGCGCCACGAGCGTGCCGGCCGGCTGGCTGGCCTCTTCCGACACGATCACGCGGCACCCGGCATTCAGCAGGCCCAGGGGCATGCCCGCGCCGTCACCGCGCACGATGGCGTCGTTGACCTTGTAGTTGAGCTTCTGGCCGGCCTTGTTGCCGACGTAGTTGCTCATGGCCGCGCTGTCTTCGAGCAGCTCGTCCGTCATGGGCACGAGGGCGTGCACCTTCGACAGGCGCAGCGTGAGCGGCTGCAGCTGCGGCTTCGACTGCGTCATGGTGCCGGCCTCCTTGCCCCAGTAGGCCTGGATGCCGCCGGTAGTGCTCCACGGCGTGGACTCGTCGACCGGGAACGTGATGCTGTTCTTGCTGATCGGGAGGTTGTCCGTGCGGGCGAGCAGCGAGTCCTCACCGTTGACCAGCGTCATGATCTGGTCGCGCCACTCGGGCGGGACGGCGAAGCCACCGTCAGCGCCGATGTCCTCGGTGCCGTAGGTCGTGGCCGCGGCGTTCTGCAGGCGCGTGTCGGGCGTGCGGCCCAGGCTGGCCTGGCGCACCGCGTTGCAGAAGTCGCCCAGGTTGTTCCAGCCCCAGCGGCCGCGCGAGGCGGAATCCTGCAGGACGGTGTGCTGCAGGCCGTCGCTGCCACGGGCGCGCTGCTGGCCGGCGGGGAGGCCGCTGTTGCCGACCGGCTCACCCGTGCCCGGCATGGCAGGCGCGCTGGCCCGCGGCTGCGGGTTGGAAGCGCGTTCGGCCTGGTTGGCGATGCGCTGCAGGCGGGCGATTTCGGCCTCGGTGGCGTCGAACTCGGCGAAGATGCTGTCGAGGTTCGCCTGCTCGTCGGCGTTGAAGGCGCGCTTGTCGCGCTCGGCGTTGTCTTGAATGGCTTGGGCGGATGCGTTCAGTTCCGCGAGCCGGGCCTGCAGGTCTGCGATGGTTCGCATGGGATTACCTCTCGTTGGACGAAAAAAAACCGGCTCGCGGCCGGTTCGGTGGGACTGCTGTCGGGGTCAGGTCATGAGGTCGGGGTGTGCTGCGCGTTGCGGCGCGCCAGGTCGGCGCACTTGGCCCGCAACATCGCGGAGGTCGCCTCGGCGGGGTCGCGGCGCTGGATGACGCCGGCCCATTCGCGCGGGGCGTTGCGGTAGCGGGACAGGTCGTACGCGCCGGCGGATGCCGCCATGCGCAGAGGCTCGGTGACGCTGTCGGCGAAGCCGCTGTTGAGCGCCTCGGAGGCGGTCATCCACGTCTCGGCGGCCATGAGGTCGACGAGGCGGCCGCGGTCCATGCCGGTGCGGGCGGCGTAGGTGTCGACGATGCTGGTCTTGATGCTGTCAAGGAGGTCGGCCCGCGCGCGCATTTCGTCGGCGGTGCCCATAGCCATGCCCCACGGGTCGTGGATCATGATTCGCGCGTTGCTGGCCACGCGGATTTCGTCCGCGGCCATGAGGATGACGCTGGCGATCGACGCCGCCAGTCCGTCGACGTCGGCCTCGATGCGCGCGGGGTGGCGCACGAGCTGGGAGTAGATGGCAAACCCGTCGAAGACGTCACCGCCCTCGGAGTTGATGCGCATCTGGATCGTGTCGACGCGGCCCAGGGACGCGAGCGCGTCGGCGAACGTCTTGGGCGTGATGCCGTCGCCCCACCAGTCGGCGCCGATGACGTCGTAGATGAAGATCTCGCCCACCTTCGGGCTGGCGTTGCGGACGCGGAAGTTGGGCATGTCAGACACCTCGATGCGCTTGCATCCGCTCGGCGAGCTGGACGATGCGCGGGCTGTAGTTGGTGGCGTTGCTGGCGGCGTCGTCGGGCGTGTCGACGCCTGGCGCGGTGGTGGCGGGGGCGCCGTCGGTGTTGGCCGGCGCCGGGGCCGGCGCGGGGTCGGGGCGTTGCGCCCGCTCGATGCGCGCCTCGACCTCGTCGCGCAGGAGGTCGGCGGCGGTCATGTTCATGGGCACGAGGTACTCGTCGCCGCCGTCGATGGGGTTGAGGTCTTCGAGTTCGCGGATGTCGTTGGCAGACCACCAGCCCCACTGGCGCCCGATGGCGTAGGCCTCGGCGCGCGACTTGGCATCACCGCGCAGGAGGGCGGCGAGGTTCAGCTTGCTGTAGAGCCGGCCGCGGTTGATGCGGCCGAAGAGCTTGATGTTGACCTCCTGCTCCCAGCGCACGGCCCAGGGCAGGATGGTCTGCTGAACGAAATCGATGTTGAGCTGCTCGACACTGGCGAACGTGGCGCGGTCGCCGACGGCCAGCTTGTGCGGGGGCACGCCGTACCAGCGGCAGATCTCCTCGACAGAGAACGCGCGCGACTCGAGGAACTGCGCCTCGTTCGGCGGGATGGTCGTGCGGGCGTACTTCATGCCCTCTTCGAGGACGAGCGTTTTCCCTGCCTTGAGGGCGCCGGAGAAACTCTCCGAGATGCTGGTCTTGAGCGCCTCGCGTGCGGCCGCGGTCAACTGGCCGGGGTGCTCGAGCACGCCGCCGACGTGCGCGCCGTTCTTGAAGAAGGACGACCCGTATTGATCGAGCGCGATGCCCAGCCCGATGGACCGCGCCGCCATTTCGACCACGGAGTAGCCGACGAGGCCGTCGTGCCCCATGCCGTGGATGTGCAGCATGTCGGCCGCGAGGATGACGGTGTCGGGCTCGCCCAGGCTGTTGCGCACGCGGTAGAGCAACTCGCCGGTGTTGGCATCGCGCGCGGGCGTGACGCGCTCGGTGGCGATGGGCCACAGCCAGTACGGGCGCCCGTCTTGCGTGCGCTGGATCTCGGCGTAGCCGTTGCCGCGCAGGAGGGCGTTGGCGGTAAGCAGCTCGCGGAAGGTCATCGCCGACATTTCGGGGTTCGGTTGCACCCCGAGCAGCCAGTTGATGTCGTTGTTGGCGAGGTAGATGCGGTCGCGGCCGCGGCGCTCGTACACGCCCATCGGCAGGGCGCCGAGGGTTTCACTGATGAGGCGCACGCAACCCCACACGGCGCCGTGCGTGAGGGCGGTGTCGGCGGTGACGGTGACGCCGGCGTCGGACTGCCGGCCGAGGTACGGGGTGCGACCAGGCGCAGGCCTCCCCGCCAGGTTTGCGACGCTGGCGAGGAGACGCTGCAGGAGGTTCATGGGGTCGCTAGAGGATGGTGAGGCCGCGCGATTCGTAGACGCTGACGACGGGCCGGCGGGCGATCCACCGGGCCAGCGCCATGATGGTGGCGATGGCGCCGTCGATCTTGTTGCCCGGGGTTTCCTTGCGCGGGTAGATGTTGTCCTTCGCGTCGGTGTGCGCGACGACGTTGGAGATCATCCACGCGAGCACGGGGTCGCCGTTGTGGTGGAACTTGCCTTCGAGCACGAGCGATTCGAACCACTTCATGGCCTCGCTCATGTGCTGCACGGTCTGGCGCAGTTCCACCATGGTGACGCCGTCGGCCACCAGGTGGCCGGCGAGCTGGGTGGCCTGGAACGGGTCGTACGCCACTTCCAGCACGCTGTGCGTCGCGCAGTCGTCGCGCACGCCCTGCTCGATGACGTCGAAGTCGGTGACGTTGCCAGGCGTGGTGGTGATCCACCCGTCCTCGGCCCACCCGGCGAGCTGGGTGTTGTCGTCTTCTTCCAGGCGCGACTCGGGGAGGTAGTGCGTGGCGAACGCGTAGTAGTGGCCCTGGCGCTCGAAGATCTTCACCTTCGACGCGAAGTCGACCTTGCTGGCGAGGTCGAGGGCCGCGATGCAGTCGGCGCCCTTCAGTTCGTCGACGGTCAGGTCGGCGTCGCCGCAGGCGTCATAGGCGCGCATGTCCAGCCAGGCCGTGGCGGCGTTGACCCACACGTTCAGACGCTTGGTCAGGAAGTTGTTGCGCGCGCTGGCCAGATTGATGGCCTTTGCGGCGAGGCGGCGGATGTCGTCGGGGTAGACGCTGACGCCGTAGTTGGGGTTCGCTTTCGCCCAGGCCAGTTCGTCGGTCCAGTCGTCGTCGTCGTCGAGGGTGTAGATGACGCCCCAGTAGGTGTCATCCTCGGCCGTGGCGCCCTTCACGGGGTAGCCCAGGCCGTCGTGCGCGGCGAGCGTGCGGTTGAGGATCTGCGTGAGGTAGGTGCGCTGCTCGTAGCAAATGCCCGCGCGGTTGCTGCCGGCGGTGGTGATGGCGAACACGAGCGGCTGCGCGCGGGCGCCGGTGCCGGTCTCGAGGACGTCCCACACGGCGCGGGTCTTGTGCGCGTGCAGCTCGTCGACGATCACGCCGTGGATGTTCAGACCGTCGAGGGTCGAGCCTTCGGCGTGCAGCGGGGCCAGCTTGCTGTCGGAATGCTCGACGGTGACGCTGTGCTTCCACGGTGCCACGCCGAAGCGATGCCGGAAGCCCGGCGACTGGCGGGTCATGGCGGCGGCCACGTCGAAGACGATGCCGGCCTGCTCGCGCGTGGTGGCTGCGGAGTAGACCTCAGCGCCAGGCTCGCCATCGGCCGCGAGGAGGTAGAGCGCGACGCCAGACGACAGCGTCGACTTGGCGTTCTTGCGCGGGACCTCGAGGTAGACGATGCGGAACCGGCGTGCGCCGTCGTGCCGCAACCAGCCGAACACGGTAGTCAGGGCAAACACCTGCCAGGGTTCCAGATCGATCGGGGCGCCGGCCCACTTGCCCTTGATGTGGGGCAGCAACTCGATGAAGCGGCACACGTGCTCTGCGCGCTGCACGTCAAACCGGAACGGATAGCGCGGGTCAGCCGCCGCGGCCGCGAGGTCGTCACGCTGGCGCTGGCAGGCAGCCTTCACCCACTTGCACGCAGGGATGCGCCCAGCGAGCACGTCGTCGGCGTACTGCGCGGCGATGGCCACGTAGTCGCCCGGCGCCCGCTCGATGCGCACGGCCTCGACTAGAGCGCGTTCCATCCGCCTCCCTGTGCCTGGCCGGCGCCGAACAGGTCGCCCTGGTTGTTGGACGGCGTCACCCGCGACCGCGCGCTCGGCGACATCCCGAACGCGGCCGCGTAGCGCGCCAGTTGCTCCTGCGCCTGCTTCGAGATCTGCAGCCAGACCGACTGCACCCGGTAGCCGTTCGGCGTCAGGTCGATCAGACCGCCGGCGCCGTCGGCGCTTGCGACGTTCTCCTCGGCGATCCGCTGTTCAGCCTCGACCCATCGCGCGTAGGCGACGCAGTACATGGCCAGCACCGCCAGGTCGATCTGTGCGACCAGCCCCAACGCACGCAGCTCGTCCCCAATGCGATCCCACTCGGCACGCGCCACCGCAGACAGATAGGCAGGCGCCTCCGGTACGACCACCGGCGGCCGCAGCTCGCCCAGCAACTCGCCGAGCGGCTTTTTGCTCGGGTTGCCCCGCAGCGCATGCACATTCGCCGGCATCGGCGCCGGTCCGCGCTCACCCATGACTAGCCACCGAGAACACCCCCCCCTCGAAACTCCCGCCCGCAAAAAAACGA